ATCATTAATAAAGATACTTAGCCTAAATTCCTCTTTGAGTTTATCCAACACCTGCGTACCATTGGCATTGCGAATGAGCCACTGGTCTAACTGCATTTGTGGTATATTATCAACCAAGACAATAGGAGTGTCTTTTACTACCTCCTGCAACACTTCTTTAAGAGTTGTTTTTTGCCACGATTTATTGATGTTTTTTCGTCTAAGCAAATACATAGCGTCTTCACACTCTATGCTTACGGGAATGCTTGGCTTGACCTTCTTTACATAGCCCTCAAACTCCACCCCGCTATATACCCCTTCATAAGCAAGGGTAACGCTCACCTTATCGCCTGCTTTGATAGCCTTTTCTGTATAGAGGGGCTCACCCCCTTTGTCTACTTTAAAATGGGTAGGAAGTTCAATAGTACAGGTGTCGGCTAATTCGTCTACCGATTTGGTGATTTTCACACTATGCACAGCCTTAAAAGTATAGTCCCCTATTTTGATAATTGCTTGTAATATAAACATTAGTATAAGTTGTTAAGTTGGGTTCGTTTTTCGTCTAACTCAGCATAGAAGTCCATATCTGATACGGCTTTGATGGTGTATTTCTGTATGCCCTCCTTACCCTCCATTGCCTCGAAACTAATATCTTTTAAAACAATGTTACGAATATCAAAGAGGGTAAAGAGTTTATTGCCTACAACCTCCAAACTTTCGTTCTTTTCAAACAAGCGGTTAAGGCTTTGTACTTGTGCAGTAGGGTACAAGTCGGGGTTGTTGGTGTCTAAACAAAGCCCCTTAATAGTAATCTGCCAGTCTTCGGTAGCTATGTACTCCTTTACCTTACCCCTGCGGTGCTTACCTACGGTTGCTGTCTCTACAATGGTTTTAGTGAGTGAAAAGCTCACCAAAGGTTCGTTAGGGAAAAGCGTTTGCACGCCTGTTTTATCAGCTACTTTCAGTGTCATAAAATACTGACTTCCGTTGCTGCGAGCCTCACTTATATTCGATAGGCTTGGTAACACATATTTTGTTTTGTTATTAGCCCACCAAGCGGGAAAAGCAGGGCCTACATAGTCTAAAAATGCTCGTGCAGTAAGTTCTTTGAGGTCAAATTCCATTGTGTACTCTGTTTTTATCAGTGCAAAGGTCATACATATAAAGTAGGTAACGAAATTAGCTCCCAACGCTTGGGCTAAATGAGTACAAGGTTTGGGCTAAATGAGTACAAGGTTTGTTTGTCGATTTTTATACCTGCAAAAACCTACTGAATTTTGCACCAGAATTAAGTGACGAACTAACACCAATTTGCTAATGAAACACCAATTTATCATCAATACCGAAAATGTAAATAGCTATGGCTACCGCATCCTTACAGATGGTATTGACTACACCCAATATATGAGAAACCCTGTTGTGCTTTTTATGCACGAAAGAGGTGTCAATGCTTATAAGGGTAGTGAAGTCATCGGGCGTTGTACCAAACTATACAAGGAGGGAACTACTCTTATAGCAGAAGTGGAGTTTGACGAGCAAGACGAGTTTGCTAAGAAAATAGCTGGCAAAGTAGAACGTGGCTATATACGTATGGCTTCGATGTTTGCCGAAATTAAAGAAGTATCTACCGAGCCACAACACCTTTTGGAAGGGCAAGTATATGAAACCGTAACCGCTTGTAAGCTCGTAGAAATCTCCATTGTTGATATAGGAGGCAACGACAACGCTTTGAAACTATCCAAAGACGGAAAACCCTTTCAACTCAAAAAAATAGTAACTAATACATCAAACAATATGGATATTAAAGTGATAGCCCTTGCCTTGGGTATGGGCGAAAACTCAAAAGAGGAAGCAGTACTTAGTGCTCTACATAACCTCAAAACAGACAAAGAAAAAGCAGAAACCGAAGTAGTGGCTCTGAAAAAAACAATTAGCGAAACTCGCACTGCCGAAGCTACAACCTTGGTAGATAAAGCCGTACAGTTAGGGCTTATCCCACAAGCCCTCAAAGAAAGTCAGCTAAAACAGTTTGAAGCCGATTTTGACGGGCAAAAAGCAGTACTCTCTAAACTTGTAGCCGACAAAGAAGCTGAGAATACACAGCAAGGAAAGGCTAACGCAGTGCGTGAGGTAGTGTTAGGGGCAGGTGCAAAACCAACAGGTACAGCCAATGAAAGCTTTGACTACTTGCAAAAGAAAAACCCCGAAAGGCTCCGAGCTATCCGAGACAAGGAACCCGAAGAGTACACCCGCTTAGCTAAAGAGTACGCCAATGGGGTACGCTACACCGAAAAGTAATTTAATAACCCTTTAAAAACAATTTAAAACAGTATGAAATTATCACTAAAAGCATTATGTATTAATGTGGTTTTGGCATTCCTTGCCTCCCTTTTTATCGCCCCAGCTTTGGGTGCCTCAGTACCCTTGGTGGCTACAACTATCGTGGCAACTTCCACCGTAGCCCAGTACATAGCCCCAGAACTCTTTAAGGGTATTGCAATGGAGGGGCTTCAAACCGAAGTATGGATAGCAGGCATTAAAGAAAACCCTATTCCTAATAATTCATTCGTTTTCCAGAGTGTAGACTTGTCGCAATATGTAGAGAATAATAAACTACACTTGGCAGAGGCAGGTGTGGAACCAACGGTACACGAAGATTATTTTGCTACAGCTAATAACCCTCTACCCGTTGCAAATATAGAAGATATAGCTAATGAGGTAGTACTACACACTTACTCTACTGAGCAAACTCGCCACAATGAGTTACAAGAAATAGAACTTTCTTACGACAAGCGTTCCAGTGTAATACAACGCCACCGTACATCATTGGCTAAAAATATAGGAAAACGTGCCGCTTGGGCGTGGGCACCACAAAAGAACAACGAATGGAATAAGGTGTGTAACTTGACTGCCAATGACTCAGTATTAGATGCTATTATAGACATCAAGTCCTTTTTGGAGGGTAAAGATATCTATGACGGTATTAACATTTGTCTTAATGCTGAACACTTTGCACGTATCCGCAAAGAAGACAAACGTCTTTATAAGGATATTATGAACGAAAACCAAATGTATGGTATTAAGGTATTCCAATACAACCAAACTCCACTCTACACCAAAACGGGCGAAAAGAAACCTTTTGGGGCAACCAAAGATACTGAAGATAAACAATCATCTTTCGTATGGGTTACTGATGAGGTATTTCGTTGTTTTGGAGATGTGAAAATGTACCCTACATTAAGTGACTCTGGGTTACAAGCCGATACCATCTCTTTTGCACAACGTGCCTTAGTAGGGGTTATCCGCGCTAAAACACCTAAATTCTTAGGAGCTATCTTATAGGAATATATAGTAGGGTGAGCGGACGAGTTCAATGGTATCCATACCTCACCCTACTCCTATATTAACTTTAAAACAGAATACAATGACAACAGCAGAAAAAGCAAAACAATATTTTGAGGAAAACAAAGCAACAAAAGAGCTCTATGCTACCTCCGATGGTTTCCTCTTCTTACTAAAAAAAGATGCACAAAACCACGCACAAACTTTAGAGGATAGCACTGTAGATAGCTATACTAATGAGGTAGAAGATAAAGTAGTAACAGAAACACCAGACAAAACTGAAAAGTCTAAAAACTCTGACGACTCAGAAGGTGAGACTGTAACAGATACTTCAAAATTCAACTTTTTTAAACCTAAAAAATAATGGCATTACCTAAAGTATTATTCAATATTGCCAAAGACGGCTTAGGCAGAACTACGGCTATACAAAAAACTACTGGGCTTATCACAACGGGAGTTACGGTGAGCAATAAAGTAGAATTGGGCAAGTCGTACCAAATCTTCTCGCTTAAAGAAGCTGTAGCTTTGGGAATTTCAGAAACTGAAAACGCCTTTGCCTACAAGCATATCAAAGCGTTTTATGACCAAGCCCCTACGGGTACCCCTCTATGGGTAATGCTCGTATCAGATGCCACTACTATGACGGCAATGCTCGACAAAGACGGTGCTTTTGCCCCAACTCTCATAGCTGATGCCAAAGGGGCTATCCGCGTGCTTGGGGTAGTAAAAAAAGCAACTGGCAGTGAGACCATCACCGCAGGCTTAGACGCCGATGTGCAGACAGCCGTAGTGAAAGGACAAGCCCTTGCCCAGCACTTTGAAAAGAAGTATATGCCTTTTAGGATAGTTGTATCGGGCAACAGTTGGAACGGCAAAGTAGCCGACCTTACTAATTTCTCCGAAAACGAACTCAACAAAGTAGCTTGTTTTATTGGGAATGATGATAAGGAGAAAGAAGCATCAGTTGGTTTATTTTTAGGCAAAATAACCAAAATACCTGTACAGCGCAAAATTCACCGCGTGAAAGACGGCAGTGTATTACCCTTGGTAGCATACTTCACTGACGGCACCACTATCGACAGCAAAGCCGACCAATGGGACGCAATAGACGACAAAGGGTATATCTTCTTTCGCACTTTTGTAGGGCGTTCGGGATACTACTTTTCGGGCGATAATACCCTTACCAAACCCACCGATGACTTTAAGAGCCTATCCAACGGCTTAGTAATGGACAAAGCAATGCTCCTAAGTTATGGAGTATTGGTAGAGGAACTCAGCGACGAGGTGTTACTATCTGAAGACGGCAGTATTCACCCTGCTATTATCAAAGGTTGGCAAACCAAACTTGAGAGTACCCTGCAAAGCCAAATGGTATCGCAGGGCGAGCTTTCGGCTGTAAAGATTGATATAGATCCAAAGCAACGTGTACTACAAACAGGTAAAGTGGTGATAGGTATCAAACTGTTACCCGTAGGTTATGCCGACTTTATAGAGGTAAACATCGGTTTTACTACAACAGTCAATTAGTAGATTAGAAAATTAGCAAATTATGGCAACATTCGACAGCAAACAATATGCGTGGTGTAACCTCTCTATCGTCTTTGGCGGGCGCATTATCATAGGAGTTACAGAGTTGGAGTACACCGAGAAACAAGAGAAAGACTTTCTTTATGGGCGCGGGTGCAAACCTCACGGAGTGGTGGCGGGCAACCGTAGTTATGAGGGTAAAATAAGCCTTTGGCAGAGCGAGGCAGAAGCAATGACCCGCGATGCCCCAAACAACGATATACTTAGCCTTAGCTTTGACCTTGTGGCTTCCTACGTGCCTTTGGACGGCGGACAGATAGTTACCGATATTCTCAAACACGTGGAATTTACCGAAGTAAAAAAAGGAATGAAGCAAGGCGATAAGAATATGATTATGGAGCTTCCCATTATCTTTACAGATGTAATACGCCAAGCCTAACAAATTAAACAATAAGAAAATGCCTGTGCAGCTTGCACTTTAAAAACCTTTTAAAAGCAGTTTAAAATGATAACTAAAGAACAAATACAAGAATGGAAAAAGCAGTACAACGATATTTATGTACTGAATATTGAAGACAAAAAGGCGTATTTGCGTACGCCCGACCGACAAACCCTTAGTTGTGCCTCTACTTTGGCAACTAAAGATCCGCTAAAGTTTAATGAGGTAGTACTCAACAACTGTTGGTTGGGTGGCGATGAGGAGATTAAAACAGACGATGCGCTGTTTCTCGCCGCCAGTAGCAAGCTGCCAGACCTTATACAGATTAAAGAGGCAACCTTGGAAAAGCTCTAAGTGATGCGGAGATAGACGAGGGGCGGGATTGGCTTCGTATCACTAACGCTTCCTTGCGTTATTATATGCACATTGCCAATCCCGACGACCTCACCGATACCCAGTGGGCTATGCGAGTAAAAGAATTAGAGTGGCTTAGGCAGAAAGAGAAGGAACAATACAAGTAGTATAGGTAGTTTGTTGTAGTCTTTCACGCTCTCTTGCTTGTTTGGCTCCTTTGGAGAGCATAAGGGCAAGTATAGCTATAAGGAAAAAGGAAATTGTACTTGCAATAGCTGTAGTGGTGTATCTCCTCTTAGTAGTGGGCTCTTTCTCGGTAAAAGCCCGAAAAGTAGCATAGAAGGGCACACAGAAAAGGGCAGCTCCATAGAAAAATCCCGCACCAATAAGTAATAATAAGCCTATAGAGGCAAGTAGGTTAAAGAAAAATAATAATACTCTCATTGTGGCAAATATTTTAGAATATACATTAACGCTTAAAGACTTTGTAAGCGCAAAGTTACAAAAAATCGGCATAAATAACGATACAATGTTAGAAAAATTTGCCGAATTAGAAAAAGTACAGAAAAAAGTCTCTCGTGGCTTTGCCCAAATGGGTATGTCTGTACATACTTTGCAACAAAAAATAGCCTTGCTAAAAGCCGAACGAGATTTATTGCCTATAGGTAGCCTTTCGGCTATTCGTAAGTACAACAGCGAGATTAATAAGTTAGAGCACAGTGTTTCTAAATTGCAAACCCTCAACGGGAGTAAGCTAAAAACGTGGTTTTCGGAGGCTTTGAACAGTCTGCCTGGTTTGGCTACCAACCCTCTTATATTGGCAGGAGCGGGTATAGGTATGAGTATCCGAAAGGGTATGGAAGCCGACTTGCAACAAGCTAATATCACTACTTTGCTTAGGGGTGATGTAGAAAAAGCCAAAGCCTTATATTCTCAACTCTCTGATTATGGGGTAAAAACACCCTACGACAAGGCAGGGCTTATTGAAGCACAGAAGACGATGATGTCCTTCGGGCTTTCCTCTGAGTTTGCTTTTGGCAAGCTAAAGAATATCGGCGATATAGCTATGGGTGATGCCCAAAAGATGAAGAGCTTATCACTTGCTTTTGCGCAGGCTACTTCGGCAGGCAAACTACAAGGGCAGGACTTAATGCAGATGATAAACGCGGGCTTCAACCCCTTGCAGGTGATTAGCGAACGCACTGGCGAGAGTATGGCACAGCTCAAAGAACGAATGAGTAAAGGAGGCATTTCGGCTCAGGAACTCGCGCAAGCCTTTGAATGGGCAACGGATAAACAAGGGCTTTTCTATCAAGGTGCAGAAAAAGCAGGACAAACCCTCAGCGGTAAGTTCAACAAGATGATGGACTCTATCACCGAGCTTGCGCTAAAAGTGTATGAGGCTATTAGCCCTATACTTGGTCCCTTGGTAGACATTATGGCAGTTATATTTTCAAGTATAGGAGGAGGTATAGGCTGGCTCATTCAGAAGTTTCAAGAGGCTAACCCCGTGGTGCTTCTCGTAGCAGGAGCTATAGGAGTATACGCAACAGCTATGATACTACACAACACCTATACGGCTATTGCTACCGCTTGGCAAAATAGGCTCACCTGGGCAGTGATTAAGACAAACCTTGCTTTTTTAGCCAACCCTATTACGTGGATAATAGCAGGTATTATAGCCCTTATTGCTATCATTGCTTATTGCATTGTAGGTGTAAGTGGTTGGGGCAAAGCGTGGGATAACACTGTACAAGGTATGAAGTATATATGGGAAGCCTTTATACTCACCTATAAAGCTCATTGGAATACAGCTGTTAATGCTTTTATGGCAGGGATAGATGCCTGTAAGCTCGCTTGGTATAAATTTAAAGAAGAG